CACATTCTCTGGTACTGCGTTCTCAGAATATAATGATGTTGTTGTTGCAACTTTAAGATCAAGAGGTATTAGTTTATACAATTCAACAAGTGCAGGACCAACATATCAAGTTACAGGATTAACTGATGTTGGAATTAGCACCGTTGGTTCTTATTCTGCAATAACAAGAAATCCATTCTCAACTTTTGCAATTACAGGTACAACAATTGAAGGTGAAAACTTCTCATTTGAGACTTCACTTCAAAACTCAGATTCTGAGTACATCACAAAGGTATTCAGTGTAAGTAACTTTGCTAAATTAAGATTTGAAGTTCCGTTATTTGTTGAAGAGGTTTATCAAAACATGTTAAATTATGCTTACAATAAAGGATATATTCGTGGAATAAATGCGGAGTTGATTGCATTACCTGAAGCAAGAGGTGGAGACACGTCTTCAATTGCAAATAATGTATTCCAATATCAAAGTCCTGAAACTCCATTCGTTGTTTCAGAACTTAGAGGTAATAAGGTTTATAATTTATTTAAATTCATTTCGATTTCTGACGGTGATTCTGCAAACGTAGAAGTTAAGATTTCTATAATGAATATGTCATTTAATAATAGCACATTCGATATCATGGTTAGAGATTTCTTTGATACTGATGCTAACCCTGTAGTTCTTGAAAAATTCACGAACTGTACTATGGATCCTAACAGTAACTCATTTGTTGCTAAAAAGATAGGTTCTTCTGATGGTGAATATCCTCTTAACTCAGCGTTTATTATGATTGAGTTATCTGATGAATTCCCTGTAGATGCATTACCTTGTGGATTTGAAGGTTATATTATGAGAGATTACTCTGGTGATGTTTTATCTCCAGTTCCTGTTTATAAAACAGAATATAATTTCCCTGGTCAAGTTATCTATAACCCTCCTTTCGGTACAACAAACGGAGGATCAAATGTGGTAACAAGTCCTGGTGACAATGTGAGAAGAACTTTCTTAGGGTTCTCAAGTTCTCTTGGTATTGATGAATCATTCTTAATGTTCAAAGGTTACCAAAATAATTTGAACCATTGTAATCTTATTGACGGTACACCTTGGAATACTAAAACTAAAGGATTCCACATGGACTCAGGTGCAACGGTTGTTACAATCGGAAATGCGTTTACTACAAGTGGTGAATCATCTTTCTATGTAGGAGACGCAAGTTTCAATTCAGAACCAACAAGTCCTGAAAATCCATATTATAGATTATTCGCTAGAAAATTCACTGTGTGTTTCGCAAAAGGATTTGACGGATGGGATATCTATAGAGAGTCAAGAACAAACGGTGACGACTTTATCTTAGGTTCGACAGGTTATTTAAAAGGTGCATGTCCAACATCAAGATACCCAACAGCAACAGGATGGGGAGCGTTCAAGAATATATCAATTGGTGGAGATGACTCAGATTGGGCAAACACCGACTACTACGCTTACCAATTAGGTATTGCAACTTTTGCAAATCCTGAAGCAACTAACATTAACGTGTTCGCTACTTCAAGTATCGACTATGTTAATAATAGTAATTTAGTTGAAGGTGCAATCAATATGATTCAAGATGATAGAGCTGACTCAGTTTATATCTGTACAACACCTGACTACGATATGTTCCTACCAACAACAACTGATAACTTAGGATTAATTTTCCCAACAGAAGCGGTTGATAATTTAGAACAAACAGGTATCGATTCAAACTACACAGCGACTTACTATCCTTGGATTCTTGTAAGAGATACTGTTAACAATACACAACTTTACATCCCACCAACAGGTGAGGTTTGTAGAAACTTAGCATTGACTGATAACATTGCATTCCCTTGGTTCGCATCAGCGGGTTACACAAGAGGTCTTGTAAATTCAATCAAAGCAAGAATTAAACTAACTCAAGAAAACAGAGATACTTTATACAAAGGTAGAATTAATCCTATCGCAACTTTCTCTGATGTCGGAACAGTAATATGGGGTAACAAAACGTTACAACAAGCTGACTCAGCATTAGACAGATTGAATGTAAGAAGACTTTTACTTCAAGCTCGTAAATTGATTTCAGCAGTAGCAGTAAGATTATTGTTCGAACAAAACGACGAGATTGTAAGACAACAATTCTTAGATAGTGTTAACCCAATCCTTGACTCTATTAGAAGAGACAGAGGTATCTACGACTTCCGTGTGACAGTTTCATCTTCACCTGAAGATCTTGATAGAAATACACTAACAGGAAAGATTTATCTTAAACCAACGAAAGCTCTTGAATTCATCGATATTGAATTCTTAATCACACCAGCGGGGGCAACGTTTGAAAATATCTAAAATTAATTGGGGGGACTAGTTCCCCCCTTTAGCCAATATGAAGAAAGAATTTAAAGAAGGGTTTGATTCCAAAGGTTCTCCAGATATGAAATATTATGCATTCGATTGGGATGATAATATTGTTCATATGCCGACTGAAATTGTTTTAAAGGACGATAACGGTGAGGAGGTTGGTATGTCGACTGCTGATTTTGCGGAGTATAGAACAAAGGTTGGAAAGAGTGATTTTGATTATAACGGACACACTATTGTGGGGTTTGCAGAAAATCCGTTTAGAAACTTCAGAACTGAGGGGGACAAACAATTTATAATTGACGCGATGAAAGCTAAAGTTGGTCCTGCTTTCGATGATTTTAGAGAGGCAATCAATAATGGTTCAATATTTTCAATCATCACAGCAAGAGGTCACAACCCTAACACTTTAAAACAAGCGGTTTACAATTACATATTAAATGATTTTAATGGGATTAGTAAGGAACAATTACTTAAGAATCTTAGAAAATACCGTTCATTTGTGGGTGAAGAAGAAATGACGGACAATGAATTAATAAAAACATATTTGGAACTCAACAAGTATCATCCTGTTTCTTTTGGAGACGAGGGGGGTGCAACTAATCCTGAGGAGGCGAAAGTTACTGCGATGGAAGGATTTGTTGACTACATAAAAGGACTAGCGGCATTATTTAATAAAAGAGCATTCTTAAAAAAGGATATTGCTAATAAATTTACTCCTACAATTGGATTTTCAGATGATGATATAAGAAATGTAGAAGTAATGAAGAAAAGGTTTGATAAAGATCCAGATAATATAGTTAAAACTTATTATACTGGTACTGGAAAGAAATCTAGAATGAAATAATGAATACTTTTTTTTGACGATAAAGTAAAGAGAAAAAAATTATTCGAGATATATTTATACTTATAAACACAAAAAGAAAAAAATAATATACTATGGCTGACTTACTGATGAAAATGCCTATACCTTACGAACCGAAACGTCAGAATCGATTCATTTTGAGATTTCCTTCGACATTGGGTATTAATGAGTGGTTTGTGGAGTCTGCAGCAAGACCTCACATAACAATCGGAGCTACAGAGATTCAATTTTTGAATACCTCTACTTACGTTGCTGGTAGATTTAACTGGCAACCAATAAACGTTACATTCCGTGATCCAATTGGACCATCAGCGGCTCAAGCTCTTATGGAGTGGGTTCGTCTACATGCAGAATCTGTTACAGGTCGTATGGGATATGCTGCGGGTTACAAAAAAGATATCGACCTTGAAATGTTGGATCCAACAGGAGTGGTTGTTGAGAAATGGATTCTTTACGGAACTTTCTTAACAGACGTTAACTTCAACGCTTTATCGTATTCTCAAGATGCTTTGGCGAATATTACAACTACTTTGAGAATGGACAGATGTGTTCTTATTTATTAATTCTTTATAAAAAGTAAAGTCAGTTTATATTTAACCGTGAGGACAAAACCTCACGGTTTTTTTTATGGATAATCAAACATCACAATATGCACAACAAAACATATCATTACCCCACGACGTGGTACCTTTACCATCGGGAGGTGTGTTTTATAAAAGCAAGAAATCTACTGTTAAAGTAGGATATCTTACCGCCAACGATGAAAACATCTTAATGGGTGGATCGGATGATTTAACTATGGCATTAGTTCGAGCTAAGTTATTCGAACCAGACCTTAGACCCGAAGAACTTTTGGAAGGAGACATCGAGGCAATTCTAATCTTTTTAAGGAACACGGCATTTGGACCCGAAATGGTAGTCAATGTTACAGATCCTAAAACTAATCAACCATTCCAAGCAACCGTGTTGTTAGATGAGTTGAATATAAGAAAAGGATCAAAACCGAACGAAGAAGGTTTATTCGAGACAGTATTACCTGTGTCTGGTGCGTCAGTCAAATTAAAACCATTGAGTTTCGGAGACTTAGTTGAACTTAGAATTATGGCGTCAAAATACCCCGCAGGACGACCAGCACCAAGAGCAACTTGGAGACTCGAGAGACAAATTGCGGAATACAATGGAAGTAGAGACAAAGGTGAAATTGGTCAAATTATCAATACAATGATGATTGCAGATTCTAAACACATAAGAAAGTTTTTGGATGACAACGAGCCAAAATTAGATATGGAAAGAGTTGTAATTACCCCATCAGGAGATAGACTAACGGTTAACGTTGGTTTTGGGGTGGACTTTTTTCGTCCTTTCTTCTGATTATAGAAAAATACAAACTGAAGAGTTTTATTATTTAAGTTCTTTATTACACATATCATATCAGGATTTTCTTATAATGCCCGTCTTTGTGAGAAAGTTTTTACTTGAGAAGTGGATAGAAGAAAATAACAAAGGGACCTAAAATTGGTCCCTTATCTATTTATATGAAAACCTATTGATGCAAGATTTTAATGAAAGAGACAAAGTAAAAAGTACAGAAGAAGCACTGAAAGGGTTCACACAAATTGGAACTGAGATACGATTGAACCTTGAGCAAATTAATGCTCTTGCTTCCCAATTGAACAAACAGTTTGGAGAAACTCGTGAAAGAATTGGACAGATGGAAGGGGGGCTTAGAGATGTCGAACCATTTTTCAATACTTTTGGTGATACAGCTAACGAAGCAGCTAAAATTATTAGCCAACTTTCGATAGAGACAAGAAAGAATGTCATTGCTTCTAATGAGTCCTTAAAAGAATTGTTAACAATCTCGAAGGTAATAGGACAAGAACCAGAACGATTTGTTGGACCGCTAACCGATGTTGGTATTCAGTTTGGAAATATACAAGAAAATTTAGAGGGATCGGTCAATTATGTTAGAAGTATTGGAATGAATACTCAAGAAATCATGAAAGATGCTCTTAGCAACTCAGAAATGATGAATCGATATAATTTCGAGGGAGGTGTTATGGGACTTACCAAGATGGCGGCACAATCGGCTATGTTAAGGGTTAATATGAACGCAACTTCGGCTCTTGCTGAAAAAGTATTTGACCCTGAAGGGGCTATTCAGGTGGCATCTGCGATGCAAAGATTGGGTGTTAATATGGGTATGTTATCTGATCCATTTGCACTAATGGATGCGACGATTAACGATCCGGCAGGTTTACAAAAATCAATTGCAGATGTTGCTGCCTCATTTACTATTTTTGATGAAAAAACTAAGTCTTTTAAGATTGATCCGGGTAGTATAAGAAAATTAAGAGAAATTGCTACGGAGACAGGTATATCTTATGATAATCTTACTAAGATGGGATTAGCAGCAGCTAACTCTGGTGAGATTATGAAACAACTTTCATTTGCCGGTAATCTAAGCGAAGAAGATAAAATGTATGTCGCTAATCTTGCTGAGATGAAAGGTGGTGATTATGTTATAAAAGTTGGTAAAACTGAAGAAGGAAAAGATGACTTTAAAAAATTAAGTGAACTTAGTGAGGATCAATTAAAAGCGACAATAGAAGCGTCGAAGAGTGCACCCAAATCTATGGAAGATATTGCCAGAGCTCAATTGAGTGCTGGTGAAATTGCTGCGGGTAACCTTACAGCTATTAAGAATAATTTAGTTGGAGGAATTGCAGATACAAAAGGTATCAGGGATCTTCCTGAATTGACACGAGGTTTAACGGAAACCGTGTCGAGCTCTTTGAGAGATTTATTACCTCAAAAGGATCAAGTGACAGGTGCGACTAATGAAATTGCCGAAAAATTTGGTAAAAATCTCGTTGATGTTTTAGAAGGTAAAAAAAGTTTTGAGGACGTTGGAAAAGAAATTGTTGCGGGTCTGAAGGACAAAGGAATTCAGGCCGGAGAGTATATGAATACACTACCAAAAACATTAATGGAAAATCTCCAAGAGAAAATAAAAGAAGGTAGTTTAGCTAATACTGAACTTGGTAAAAAAATCACAGAAAGCTTAAAAACAGGCGACCCAAGTAAAAAAATAAAGCCAATAACTAATGTCTCTCAAATAGGAAAACAAGTTGGTGCAATAAAGACTGCAAATATTAATCAGAATGTAAAACATGATGGAACAATTACAATCAAGGTTGATGTGACAGGATCACCTGACGACCCTGAGTTCTCTAAGAAATTAGATAAAGTATTTAAATCCGCAGAATTCCAACAATATCTTTATAATGCAGTAACAAAACAAGCTCAAACAGCAAACGGGAAAACAATAGCCCTCAAGATGTCGAAATAAAAAATACCCCTCAACCTATTTATAGAAAAAACATTTAATGCCTAGTCCACTAGATTTCGGAAGTACAGAAGCGTTTAGGAAAAAGTTGTTCACAAGAAATTTGAAGCCATATTCTTTGGCTCCTTATGTGGACCCTAGTCAGGTTGCCTAC